CGTCGGGATGGGGCGAGTTGCCCAGGCGAACGGCCAGGGTTCCGGTGTCGTATTTGCTCAGGTATTGCTCGCTGCCCAGCTCCCGTACATAACGCAACTGCCCCGATTCGTGACCGACCTGGGCCAGGAATGCGGCGATGCGCTTGGGAGTGTCGATGCGGTAACGAGACATCGCGGTGTTCAACGCTGGAATAAAAACGCCCGCTTGGGCGCGGGCGTCGGGCATGATCTTGATGAGTTGCTGTTGCGTAAGGTCCATGTTCGGGTCATCGCACATACATGATCAAAGCTGCCCGGTCAGCCAGGACGGCGTGGCCGGACGGTGTTCGGCGGCTGGAAAGTGCTCGTCCTGCGGCCATTCCCTCAGGGCCCGGCGATAGGCCTGCAACTGCGTGTACTGCGCCTGGCCCAGCGTCGTGCCACCGCCGTCGTCCATTTCGTCGCGGTCGCGCGCTATGAGGCGGTCGGTTGCGGTGAGTTGGGCGTTGCGCCACGCATATTCATTTTCCGAAGCCTGGGCCAATGTCAGAGCAGGGGGATCTACGAGAATGGGATAACCGTTGTCGGGGTTGGCTGAAACACGCTTGGGTGAAATGGCGAGTTGCTGAAGCAGCGACAGCCAGTAGGCCTTGGGGATTTCGATCACGTCGTCCGGAATATCGGAAACATTGATTCCAAGAGCATAGGCTCCGCACGTGCTTGGACTGAACAACAAAGTGAATTCATTCATTCAATAACCCTTCGCAAAATAGTAAACGCCCCATCCCGCGTTGACGTGCCCAGCATAGTCCCGGACTTTCAGGTGCACGCCTTGGCGGGTAGCGGTTCCACTTACCACCATCACCATCGCTCCATCACCGCCCACATGGTTCGCCACAACCGAAACAAAAGTATTGGGAAATGAAATTGGGAACGTAACAAACACCTCCCCATTAGCGTCAGTTGTACCGTAACCCCACTGGTCGATGTTTCCGCTCGCGTACCTTTGGTAACCCGGATTCCCCAACTGACCTGAAAACAACGAGGTGTATTTCAAAAGTACGGTGCCGCCGATCAACCGCCATTGATTGTCCAGCTTGACGAACTCTGCCGTTTCGCCACGGCCCAGATCGATGGGTCCAAGGGCTGAAGATGACGGACCCAGCGTATCGGTAGGTGAGGCTGTCGATACCTTCACCGCGGTCCCTACGTTGATAAGCGTGAGCGTCGCCCCATGGAGGATTCCCGCTGTATTGGGAAGCGTGACGTCGATTGCGGTGGTACTGGAAAAGCTGACGGCACCGCCGACATGGGCCGGTGTCAACGCTGTACTGACTGCGTACGCGAAAAAACCGGAGTATTGAATCCCGCTACGCCTTACGAACTCCGTCGTTGCCACGGACCTGTCGTTATCAAATTGGGGCGCGGTGGTGAACAATTCACTGCCACGCAGGGCCGTTAACAATTGGTTATTCAATTGTTCCGATGGCGTCTGCCCGGCAGCTTGAATGACATTAAGCAACTCCAGCGTTACCCCATTGCCCCAACTGGCGGGAATCAAGGATCCCGGCGTTCCCGCCAATGGATCCTCGTCCACGAACCTGCCGTTCGATAAACCTGCGCTGGGCACACTTTTTGGATAGTCCACATTTCACTCCTGATGGGCCAAAGATAAAAAACAGGCGAGACAAAGCCTCACCGGCAATACGCGATGGCGCGATTGATTGAGAAAGTTTGAGAGGTTGCCCCGGGCAGCTTAAAGGGCAGGTTCGGGCAGGACAGGCCAAGTGATAGCGGCTGGAAAACCGGCTTGATGCTGGATGCGATTCAACTCGACGCTATAAAGCTTCCACTCCATCAGGGCCAGTTGTTCCTGGTCGCTGGCGTCACCGATGTCTTCGGCGTACTGAAGCGGGGCTATACGCAACATTGCGTCGCGCAGAAGCGCATCCCGTTGGGCCAGAACCTGGCCAGTGATGTCGCTCAACTGCAAGTCAACGTCGAACTCCCAGGTGTGGTTCCTCCAGATATGGTAATTACCTGGCCATGGCTCAGTTGTGAACGCTTCCGGTAACTCTCCCAGTTCGCTCCAGATCTGCTGGCCGCCGTCTTCCTTGCGGTAGACCAAACCGCGACGGTCAACAACCTCTCGGGGTACATTGTTCACCAGCGCCCATGTGCGGCCACTTTCCGGAGGGGGTAGCGCAAATGAAATTGCCACCGCATTACTGGGGATCTGCACGCCAATACCCGGCGTTACGGGAAACTCCACGGGGCCGGACAATGCGCCGGCCTTATCGAAAAGATAATAAAACACAGACACCTCAGATGAGTTTGATACGCGCCGGATAGGCGACGTTGCGCGGGCGGGATTTGAAGGAGTAGAGCAACGTATTGACCGTATCCATTTGGTAGGTGGTCCCGGCCGGGAAAATCGGGCCGCCGTTTACCAGGTCGCCGATGACTCTGATTTCCTCACGGGTGTTGGCACCAAATCCGGTAAGGCTATCGGACCATCTTGATCCAACCGCACCAGCCCCTTGGCCCCCCAGCGCATAGGAGTGGACAGTACCGGGTTGAAAGGTCCCTATTGCCCGTCCAGGATCCACGGAGCGCCCTTCGTCCAGGATTCGCAAGAACTCTCCCCGTCCTTCCGGGGCACGAAAAGTGAGAACGCCATCACCGGAACTCCATTTGCCTTCACTGCCTTCCCGAGCGGCCTCGGTGCCGAGCATTCCGGACTGTTGGGCGTGATCCCACAGCCAGGGCCACTCAGCACGTTTCATGACTGTGCCGTTCAGCGCACCGTATCCACCCGGGCTGAGTTGGATAGTCGTTTCAAAAAACGGCCGTCCCAAAGATGTGCTGTCAAACCGTCCCATGGGCCACCAACTGCCGGCACCGTCACTGCGCAGATGCCACCAGTCACCACTGCCCATCAGCACAAGAAATGGATAACCGGCGGCCGAAAGATGGGTGTGAAACCTGATCCGATCAGCCCCACCGGCCTGAACCACAAGACGATTGCCGCTGTTGTCCAGGCGCCGAATGACGACATCTCGAACACCCAGCGCAGCGTTGGCCGAGGGTAATCCGATGCTCGTAGCGCCAGCGTTGGCGTCAATCAATACAAGGCCAAGTTCATTTGCCGTCAGCGCTTTCGACAGGGCCAGCCGGGTAATCACCGAACGCATGGGGTTGGTCATACCGATGATCTTCTGAACGGCTTTGAAAAGCTGATTGGTGTCCGCTTCGGAGGGCGCCATATCGGCGCCAGAAATCACACCAAGGATTTCCTGGGTAACGCTGTTTCCCCACACAGCCGGAATCAAGGATCCCGGCGAACCTTCGACGGGATTTTCATCCACGAACCGACCGTTCACCAGCCCGACGCTGGGAACACTTTTTGGATAATCCATGTCTTGTTTCTCTCTATGAGATGAGGATCACGCGCGAAGGCGTAGCGCCCCGATGGCCGCGAGCGTGTCATCGGCGGTTTGAGTGGCGAGTTCGGCTTTGCCCTTGGCTACGTGCGCGCGAATCTGCGCCTTGGCCTTGAGGCGCAGCTCGCGAAGCGTCAGCAGCTTCGCTTCGAATTCGGCGGCCTTGGCGAGAATCTGGTCCGCTGCCTGCCTGGCTGTGCGGCCCTTGACGACCCAGGCAGAAACCGACAACGGAACAGCTTTTTTCGGGTAGCCCTGATCCTTGAACGCCTGGGCTTCAAGGGCCGCTTGTTGATATTCCAGGGCTCGTAACGGATCACCGGCCAAAACGCGACGGGTGCTGTCGGCAGCCGCATCGACCTTGTCGCACAGGCGCTCGCCTTCCAGGCGCAGCAGTTCAGCAGCGTTCTCGTCGGTCAGCACCCATGTCCCGTCCTCCCAGATGTGGGCCGCAGAGGGCGGAGGCGGACGCAGTCCCTCTTCGTACTGGTGCAGTTCTTGAATGACATTCATCGGATCAGCTCCCAGGAGAGATGGACATTGACGGCGTTGGTGAAATTGATGCCGATGCCCACGCTGTAGTCTGTCAGGGCTTGGTGCCCCTTGATTCCCATGCTCAAGAGCAACTCATCACTGTCGGCAATGGTTGCACCCAACGTATGTTCGGCCTGATATGACTGCCACAGCGAGCGCAATTGGGTATGGTCGAAACTGGCCGTGGCTGTAGAGACCGTCACGTCGTTGACAACGTTGCTGGAGAAAATCACGCACATTGCCATTGGTACACTGGTAGGGTTCGCCCATCCACCTGCGTTGTTGCCAGGGTTTTCCGAAATGGGTGACAGATAGCTGTAATTGCCTCCAACCCATCCAGCCGGAGCGAACATAAGTGATGTCACCGCGTTCGTTGGAGGTGTCGGATTACCCGCCACAAGCCGCCCCGCACGCGCATGCGGATCCAACGGCAGATAAACCACTCCCGTGCCATTCACCGTTTGCGTCCAGGTCAATTGAGCACGGTTATAGATCGTGCGAATCGTCGGCAAGGAGCCCGGCGCCCCGGTCACGACCCAGGCCACGCACATGTCCAGAGGAGTAGACGCAAAGCCACCGCCAGCCGCTCCGTTGACGGAGCCTTTGAGGGATTCCGGGGCAAGGTCATAGAGGCTTCCGCGCTGCGTGTAGAACGTCAGCGTTTCACCTATAACCTGCGCTCTCAGAAAATAACTGGCGCTGGGCAACAGATCGGCGCTGCTCCAGGCCGACGTCACGTAGGTACGTGTCCGTCCCAACCGTCCTGCTACCACCTCCTGCCCGACGCTGACGTACACACCCGCCGGAATCGAGACACGCCCACCGCTGGTTGACAGCGCTGCTGGAGTAACGGCCAAACGGCTGTCCGCCGTGGCAATCGTCGGCAACGGCAGCGCTGCGATCGGCAGGGCGAAATCCTGGTTCCAGCCCTTGGCGGTTACCGTCCGAATCGCCGCGAGCAATTGATCGCTGCGGGTTTCATCCGGCGTCAGATCTCCCGCCTTGATGACATTCACGATCTCCTGCGTCACCCCGTTTCCCCAATCCGCCGGAATCAATGACCCCGGCGTCCCGGTCAACGGGTTTTCATCGACGAACTTCCCATTCACCAAGCCGGCGCTGGGCACACTTTTCGGATAATCCATCCGTCTACTCCCTAGTCATAATTGATGTGCACCTTGGTATGCGCCGGCGCACTGCGGTGAATCAGGCATTCCAGCGCCGAGCCCGGATTGACGCCAAAACGTTCGCCCCAATAGCTCGCACCAAAGCGCCGTCCCAGCAGCAGCCGGCCGCCGGTGTTGAGGGTCCACATGAATTGCGCCTGCCACGTCCCGAAGTGCGCTTCGCCAAACCGTGAACGGCCCATGCGCGGCGCCTTGAGTTCGGTAATCGTTGCGTTGGGGTAGCCCTGGCTCCTGGCGATTTCCACGTAATAGGCGATGGCCTGGCTGCCCACCGCCAGCAACCGCCGTCGCACCGCCAGACGGCGATCGTCATACAGCGGCGTGGCGCCAAGGCACGGATCCGGCAGCTCCATCACCCGTTCCCAATCCGGCACCAGCTCGCTCACTCCCGCCGGGTCCATCTCGTTGAGCAGGTCGGCGGCGCGGGCGTCCAGGCGCGCCAGCTCCTGGGCGATGCCTTGCAGCACTTCGTCCAGCTCCGGCACGCGCTCCGGGTCCCACGCCGGGCCGCTGGGCAGCAGGCTGCGCAGCTGGGCCTGGTATTGTTCGGCGGTTCTTATCCCAGCCATGTGCAGCCTCCGAAGGTCAGCAACTGGTTGCTGGCGGCGACCACATCGGCGGTGGGTGCGCTGAGCTTGTGGTCGGTTTCGCCAGTGGCGCTGCTGATCGCTTCGGCGATATGACTCAGCAACAGCGTTTCGCCGAGGCCGGCTTCGCGGTTATGCAGGTCGCGCAGTTGAGCCTCGATGGCGGCGCGCACGGCGCTGGTGTCCGGGGTGATGCGCAGCTTGTAGTTCACCGGCACCTGCGTCGGGGCCAGCACATGCAGTTCGGCGGTCACCGGGCGCAAGGGCTCGATGTAGGCCCGCACTTCCTCCAGTTGCTCGGCGTTGGGGATCGGTTGCGGATCGTCGTCGCGCATCACGAACAGGCCAACGGTCCCCGGCCCCAGGTAACTGCCGCGACACCAGGCGCGGGTAACGCCGGGGCACTCCAAGGCCCACGTCTCATAGTCCTGGGCCGAACCGCCGTGAGGGATGACCCGATAGGAACGGATCACCCTCGACCGCAGAGATTCAAGGCTTTCCCGGGCGACACCGCCGGTCAGCCCTGGCGCCAGCACGGTGAAGCTGTTGCCGATGCCCAACAGCGGCTGCACCGGCGTGAGCACCACGCCGGCATCGGCATTGCCCAGGCTACCGGCCTCCAGCGCCGCAATGGCGGCGGTGTTCAGGCCATTGCTGGTGGTTCGCGCGGTGATCACTCTATAAGTACGGCCATCGGCCGCTTGCAGCAGCGTGTCGGCATCCAGCACGGCACCCGCCGTGGCGGTGAAGCTGATGCTGCCGGTGGCCACCTGGGCGGCCTTGCGCGCCTGGTTCAGGCGCAGCGCGGCGATGCGTTCCAGCGTCGATTCATCGGCCTTGTCCGGCAGGATCTGCTCGGCGATCCAATCCAGATAGCCATACAGGCCATAGGCGGCGCCGCCGAGGGTACGCGCCAGGACCTGGGCGTCGGACTGGCGCAGCGAATCGCTGGCCAGGTCGCTTTGGGCGCGCTTGATCAGCACCGGCAGCGAAGGGGTTTCAAACGGCATAGGTCACCTGCCAACTGTGGTCGGGGTTAATGTCCAGGCGCTCGCCATTGGCCAGGGTCAGGACCGTGCGCAGGTTCAGACGCTGGGCGTCGAGGCGTTCGCTGATGATGTCGATGGCGCTGCAATGACCGTCATCGATCAGCCATTGCAGCGCCTCGCGGGCGTAGAACTCGGCGTCGAGCTGGGTCTGGCGGGTCAGCTTGACCCGTCGCAACAGCCACAGCCGTGAGCCGATGCGATCGTCGGCGACCGTGGGAAAGGTGTCGCCCCACCAGCCGAAACGCTCGTCGTCATCGACCGCATCGTCGGCGGCGGCACGGCGCCAGGTGAACAGGCTGATCAGCACCGAGCGGGTCAGCGCGGCGTGCAGGTTCTGGCTGATGAACATCACTGGCCTCCCGCCGGCGCACCGGTCTGGCCGTTGCCGGCCTGTACACCGACGTGCACGTGCTTGATCTGGCTGATGCCGCCGGCGATCTGATCGCCCTGGGAAACGATCTTGCCGGTGTGGTTGATCACCGGGCTGTCGATGTTCACCGCGCTGCTGGCGCGGATGTTCAGCGTCGCGGTCTCGATGTCGATGACCCGGCCGCGCTTGAAGTGGAGCTTGTCGCCTTCATCGGTGTAGAGCGCGACTTCGCCCGGGGCCAGGGCCTTGAGACGAAAGCGTCGATCGGCGACCACCAGCACCACCGCGTGGGAGCGGTCGCCGCCGAGGAACGTGGCGATCCCCTCGGCGCCCGCCAGCGGATTGCTGGTGAAGCCATAGGGCTCGAAATGCTCCATGTCGTCGCTCACTTCGCCAGCGGTGAGGCGCATTTGCAGCGATTGCAATTTATTCGCCGAATGGGCGAGCACGACAGTGCCGCGCGCCAGGAGGCGGGTCAGTAGGCTCATTGGGTTTTCCTTCGGAATCGGGTTTAACGGCAGAGCACTGTGGGAGCGAGCCTGCTCGCGAAGGCACCGGCACATTCAACATCGATGCAAGCCGAGCCACCGCTTTCGCGAGCAGGCTCGCTCCCACAAGGGATCTGC